GGTGTAAACTGAATATCGTCTCCGCTGTTTGAGTTGATTATCGATCTCGTTGTTCCGTCGTAGTGAACGTCAAGGTTGCCCCCAAGCTGTGGAGATGCATCTTCATGGACATTTTGTATGCCAGAGCCTGTACCCCCTCCTATTTCAGTCCAGTTACTTTCAGTAGTCCAGCCACCACCGTTATATACGTAAGGCGTTGAACCAACAATAGCTAAGTAGCCAGTTGTCTGCAAAAGCGTAGACAATTGGTTTCTTGCTGATATGCTAGAGAAAAATCCAAATCCAATGATTTGATTCTCTGTACCGTCAACAATAGGGGCATCCGCGTTATTATGAGATACTGGTCCTGGAAAAATTGGCATCAGAAGTCTACTTTTATGGTTTGATTGACATCAAAGGCCCCCTTGAACTTTGATCTGTAAAAACGATAAGTAGTGGTAACACCATAGTCATTTGTAATGTCGTAAGTGACCAAGGTGGTAGGGTCATTCAGGTCGTTTCCGTTCAGTATATTGAATTGACCATCAAGTAGTATTTGATTAGGTGTTCCCCAAGCGTTTGGATAAATTATCCAGGTGTAGTTACTGTTGTTGTCCATGGCCGCATTAGCTGTGACTGTGAAGTCACCCTGAGCGGTTAGGCTGTCGTATGGAGAGGTGATTGCATCAAATAAGGTCTGTGCATCCTGGTCGCTAGAAATACTCTCTGTTGTGCTAGCACCTGTCTTAACTTTAAAGTACCACCTGTATGTATGAGGACTACTAGAAATAGTTACATCACTGCTACCCCCGTTGTCAATAGCCGTTACTTTATAGGACTTAGTAGTTTGAGAAGTAAAATCTCTTTCAATGGTTGTTGCCAAAGTCTTAGCGGCGTTGTCGTCTGCGAAACCACTCTCAACTGTGGAATTGTTTTCTAAAAATGCAACCGACGTGTCTCCAGTCTGAGTGTTGTCTACGATGTTGTAGTTAAAGCCTTGAATCTTAACACCCCGACCAACCTCCACGGTCTCCCCATTAGTGTCATTAGAAAACGAACCGTAGTTTCCGTTTGTACCCTGAAGAGCCCTGCTGATATTAGTGAGGCTAATCGTGGTCAAATTGTACTTCTCAAGCATGTTTCTCAAAATGGCTTCAACTGAAGTACCCGCAGCGATTGGGTCAGTCATATGAGAGAAAGCAGGATCTTCGTTTGAGATATTAATTGCGCTCGCAATATTCGGAGATCCATCGGCACCGTCAGCGCCATCGGCTCCATCCGCACCCGCAGCACCAGTCTCACCTTGTGGTCCCTGAGGGCCTTGTGGACCAGTCTCACCCTGCGCTCCAGTAGCGCCTTGCGGTCCAGTAGCTCCATCTGCTCCATCCGCGCCCGCAGGACCTTGTGGTCCAGTGGGGCCCTGTGGCCCTGTGGCACCCGCAGGACCTGCACCAATAGCACCAGCAACAGAAACATTGTTGGCAGCAGCAGTCGTGAGGGAAACAACCTTGGTCTCCTCAGAAGCAATGACAGAGATGTTTATTACTCCTCCGTTAGAGCTTGATACAGCAATCTTTGATGGTTGGGATACACTTATCGGCATGGCACATCTTTACGATCCTAATGTTTCAGAAACATCTTCATTCACCTTAAGTGTACCATAAATTAAAGTAGCGATTACTCCCGATGAGGTTTCGTGTTCAATATCATAAACATAAAGACCAGAGGGCATCGTCTTCATTGTCGTAGCAGACAGAGTAAAGTCAACTGTTCCTGTGTCTGTATCCGCTGGGTTGCTGGAATCAGAGTCATCTACCACCACTTCAACTTGAAAATTAACCACAGGGTTCGCAGTGTTCGCAACTAAAAGGCCAGTGTCCGAATCTCTTACTTCCATCAGAAAAGTGTCCCCGTTAGAAAAACCCACAACGGGGGGTGTACTAGAATCCGTGATGGTCAACCTCAAAGAAAAGGTGTCACCCTTCCTGCAAGTGATGTCCACTCTTTGTGATGTGTCTAAGTTTATTGTGGCCGCCATTATTCTTCTGTTTTGTTTTGTCGTTGATCAATCAGCTTGCTCTGCTCGTCAGCCTGTTTTACCACCCTCTCGTCTTTTCTGTCCTCTTTCAGCACCTCAAGCTTCTCCTTGAAGTTCTTGTCGTCTTCCTTAAATCCGAGGGTAGCCTGGGCTTTAATCATTTCGATCTCCCTTCTGAATCCGTGCTTTACTTGTTCGAGTTGAGCCTCTAGTTGAGCCTTGAGCTGCATCTCCTGAGCTTTAATCTGTGCTTCCATCTGCATCTCTTGCTGTCTAGCCTGAGAAGCAGCCTGGGCCGACTGCTGTTGGACCTGGGATTGCTGCTGAGAGTTTTGCATAGCCATCTGTTGGTTCTGCGCCATTCTCTTCTTCCTGCGAACAATCAAAAGGCGCTCGGCCTGACCCAAGTCTTTTAGCTGCCTTACAGCAATCGCATCCTCAAGATCTATCTCTTTCTGACCGAGTGCCACCTGAATGTTTTGTTCAAGGTACTGTCGCTCGGCTTCCTCCATGTCCTTGACAACCTTTACGCCAAAGTTGTACATAGCCAGGTTCCTGAAGGAGCTAAGCACCTTCATGTTTTCTTTTCCTATGGCGTTCTCATAAATCTTGTAAAGAACAGCTTCTGGGTGAATGACCTGAACGCACTTCACAATATCAGAACATACCTTCTTGTAAAGAACCATAGAAGAATTTGTGATATCGTAGATCGCGTTGTTGGCTGCGGCCAAGGCTTGTTGTCTTACACCGACCAGCGAATCCGACTTAGGTGTAGAAGCATCCATGACTTCGTTGATTCCCGTAGCGTCACGGATCATACGGAGATAGTGATTGTACAAGCCGATGAGCTCGTTAATGTTTCGGATGCTGTTTCCGATCTCCCTGATTGGAGGATTCTGGAATCCGCCCTCTGGGTTCTTGCTTCTGTAATAGAAGACGCCTGTCTGCTCGTAGATATCATGGAGGTCTAGCGGTTGGAGCTCACCCCCGTTTCCAAGCTGGACATTTTCCAAACCTTCAATGTCAATGATGATACCGTCAGGCTTTGCTTTTGCTACAGCCTGCTGAATCTTAAGGTGAGTCAACTGAAGCTGGTCTGCAAAACCTATACAGCTATCCACCATAGACTTTGGCATCATGTCCAAGAGGTTGGTGGCGCAAACAGAGTAAGAAAGGTTTGTCCTAGAAATGTCATGAATATTCCTAGGCATGTTGTTCTTCTTGCCGTAGTTGAACAAGAAGTCAGTACCCAGGATGTAACACCCACCATAAACAGATGAAGTCTCTAACTTGCTGACTTCTCTGTTGAACACAGAATTGATTGGGGCCTTGTAATTTTCACCCTTTGCGTAAAAGCCCACATTTCCATAGCGGCTTTCTTTAGACTCGTAGTATTCGCAATCAACCCCCATAAACTCAAAGTCCAAGACCTCTATCATGTACTCATCATATCCGAATCTGGAAGCGTTGTTCGCTCTGTCGTATGAAGACTGAGACAGCTTACCAGCATCGTAGCCGTACTTCTTCTGAGCCTTTTGGGCTATAGTCTTGTATTGTTCTTCAGTAAACTGGTCGCCCGCCATTCGCTTCAGCTCCTGAATTGGAATGTGCTTTACCTGACCAGCATAAACGAGATCCCCAAAGTTAGGGTCTTCTGTAAAGCTGTGTATGAAATTAGCTGGGTCTACGTAGCTCGTCTTTAATCCGTACTGAGGGTCGTTGTCTCTTTTAACTACAGCCATACCCAGGACCGCTAAGTCGTTGACGCATCGACGGAGAATAGAATCATTGAAGTCGTTCCACTCAAGTGTGAGGTTTGTTGCGATTTGAGCGGCTATCTCCGAGGAGACTTTCACATTCGCGTCCATAAATATCTCAGCCTCTTCAAGAGTGTCGGGAACTTGATCTGGGTCTCCGTTTATCTCAATACCGAGACCCTTCTTAATCCCCTGTAAAGACTCTTTTGCCTTTACCGAGAACTCCATCTTCTTTTTCTCAAGGTCTTTTTCAGACGAAGAAAGAGGGTCGATGGCCTCCAGATTGGGATACGGATTTAGAGACAGGATCTTGTTGACAACGATTCTTACGAATTTAGGGAGGATAGGAACTGGAGTGAAATCCAGGTTGAGCATGCTCCCATCGCCATTGTTAGGATCCAGAGAAGTAAGAAGCGACCTGTAGATAGCCGTGTCTTGCGTTCCGTTTGCGTACCTTCTGTTTTTCTCAAAAGTCCTGCGCCGATTCCCATATGCTGAGTTCTGCTGATCCATCTTCCCCCACTGGTTGTATATGGCCTTGGCATAGCTAAGACCATACTTCTTTCCTTGCTTTTCCTCAGAGGGAGCTAAGGGGTCAGGGAAGTTAGAAGATTTTTTATTGTTACTATACATCTGCAATGGTAGAGTTATTTTAACTCAATGCAAATATAGTAAAACTAGGAGTGCCAGACTTTTGGCTTATATCGTCTGAAAAACTTCTTGTCATTGAAGTCTGACTTAGGTTTTTCTTTCTTTGCCTTTTGAGCGGCAAGAAGGGCCAAGCCAGAGCTAATCGTCAAGTCAAACTTAGTTCTCTTCTCAATCTTGTAGCCAATCCAATCTTCCAGTGTTCTGTTAAAGAGCATCTGCCCTATCTCTCCCGTCTCTGTCTTTATGCCGACATGATCGTGGATATAAGCCTCTATGGCTTGGGCGTGAGACTGAATAACGTCTTGCGAGTTAGAGGGGATGCCTTTTGTTCTCACATTCCCAGAAGAGTTTGGGTTTCGCAGGTGCTGCGGTCTGTCCATCAGGTATCCGTCGTAACCCCTTGATTCAAAGTATCTTGCAATGCCGTACTTGTTGTTCTCTATAAGCAGAGGGTACCCGTAGAAAAAAGCACACATCAAGACGTCTTCATAGAAGATGCTGGCTAGATCTGGGCGTGAAGCGTATTCAACGACAAACATGTTGGGAGGCACGTCCATGTTGAACTTGTTGTACATATGCAGAGCGCCCTTAGAGCCCCTTCCGTCTACCGTAGCGTCCAAGTCGTAGGAGTCAACCCCTCCAACACCAATGTGACCGTTGGGCGGCATGCGCTTTCCGCGCTCTTCTGATTTGTTGTTTCTTAAATGATCTGGCGGCAGCCAAGCCACGCGAAACCTACCGTTCGGATCTGGAGAAAAAACCACCTCTTCGTCTTTTGTTCTCCACACAAAGTTTCCCTGGACTACTGGGTTTGGGTACAGGTTGTCATTGTGTTCTATCTGCTGATAGATCTTCCCAATATTAAACAGACTGCTCTCGATACTATCTCTGAACGCTTCGTCTTCCGTGAAAGGGAACTGTCTAATGATTTCATTAAGCTCTGATGGGTCGTCTTTAAAAGACTGGCGCTCGTTCTTTAGGTAAGCTCGGCTTCCCTGGTCTATTGGCTCCCCGTCAACGCCTTCTATTTCTTTTTTGGGGTTTTCTATGACGGCATTACCATACTTGTCGAAGAACCCCTCCAAGGCTTCGTAGGCTGGGATAAATATTCTGTATAGACCTGAGCGGGTTCGACCGTTGTTGTTTCTCTCGTTTGGGTCAGAATCATACCATAAGCCTTTGTATTCTTCCCCTCCCTTGCTCATGGGGTTTACTGTGCTCCCTACCAGCGCTTTGCCTACTACGCGCTTACCGACGATAAGACATGTACGCTCAATACGCCACGCCTCACGGATGTCGGTAGGCTTCTCCCATTTACCCGCCTCGTCGAGGTACAGCATGTGTAGCTTCTCACCATCGTATGCGTTGTTCGTGGTGTTCTTCCAGTTAACTACAGTATTCAGTGCATCGCCTCGATGGGACGTCTTGTTGTTCTTGGTGATCCGCTTCGACGGCTCACGGAAGGCTAGCTCCATACGGGGGTTTGTGGTACCGTCCTGGATGGGCTTGAAGAAGAATGGGTAGCTGCGAAAGATCGCAACCACTTTCTTCATGAAGATGTTCTCTTGAGCATCTTTACCAGTCTTCGACTGAATGCCCAACAGCTTCTCTTTAACCTGACTAGCCTCGTCAACAAGGACAGAAGAGCATACATTAGTGTAGCCAGAACGACGACACTTAGTATATAGCTGACCGAAACAACGGGGATCAGCTTCACAAGCAGCCATGTGGAGAAAGATCTCTCTTTGGAAAGCGAGGTATGATGGGTATCCGATATCAATTTTAGACCATTGAAGAAACATATAGTGTCTCCCTGTAATATACGTAGGGACCCCATTATTGTAAAACCACACACCGTCGCGCCTACGCTGAAACTCTTGTTCGATGTAAGAACGAAACTTCTGTCGAAACTCGGCAGGTCTTTCGAGCCACTCATCCATACTGCGAATCCTTTGCAGTTCTTCGGGCATAGCAATGCGTTTCCACATCTGCATTGCTTTTGGCTTTTCATGGAAGAGAATCTCCGATCGCTTTGGTTTCTTTGGGAGTACAACGAGTAACCCATGGAGCTCCATGATCTCTCCCTCTGTACCGTTAGGGTCGATCTTAATCCCTTTAGTTTCATAACCGTCTATGTCGATAAGTGCTGACATCAATAGCTTCTACCAAACCTTCCCATTCTTTTAAAACCTGGGGCCCCTGTCTTAGGGTTGGTAAGCTCCATCTGAGCTCCGCATTCGCACTGGCCCTCTACGTAGTAGGTTTTTCCGTCTTTTACTTTCATGGTGAGGTTGCGCTCGAACCGCTCCTTACCGCACTCTGGGCAATGTAAGTCTGGCATGTGTTTAATTTAATTCGTACACCCGACAGGACTCGAACCTGTGACCGTCTGCTTAGAAGGCAGATGCTCTATCCAGCTGAGCTACGGGTGCATATATTTATCTTTAAGTAATCCGATGTATTGTCTTGATTGTCAAAGTCATAGTCGTCCCAGTAGATCAATCCACTAGCATTATTTTGAGAAGCGCTCGGCAAATCCTCCTGAGTAGTCTTTTTGTTTTTCGATTGATCCATTGTCTTGTAACTCTTTAACCATTTGTTCTAAACGCTGACGCTCTATCAGCAACTCCTTACAGTCAATAGCTGTTTGTTTAATGGATTGCAATTCTGCTTTCCTTGCAGACCCACCAGCCTCTGGGTCTACAGGCTTCTTAACTTCTTCAATCATATTATTGATAGCAACCTCCATGCTTGCCATCAACCTCTTAGATGCATTTATCGTGGTGAACTTAGACATCTTCCTGGATATCGTAAACAAAGATGGGCGTCTTCTCTCCAAGATATGCACCAGCCATGTTGTACTCGAAGTATTCGAGAGCATCTGTAAAGCTCATCTCATCCTCTTCCATCAAAATGTCTAGGCATGCCTGAACGCTGTACACGGCAATCATGTTCGCGCCAAACGTGATACCTATTACTGCTGCGTCAAAACCGTCAGCAAGCATGGCCCCCTCGTCAGAAAGGAGGGCAAAAATTTCTTCTTTACTAAACATATTAAATTTCTTTATACCAAAGGTCCTGTGATCGCACCCTGTAGTATTCTTTACCTTCAATCGTAATCCTGTAGTCCATGTTCTTTCCGAAGCCAACTACGTCTCCTACTTCGAGCCCTAGTTCTTCCACCCAAGGCGGAGCAAAAGAGACCTTCCCTTTCGTGACAGGGCTATCTTTGAGTTCAACAACGTCGATAATATCAGACTGTTTCTCCTTTCTTTCTTCCACTCGTTCGAGAAGTGACCAGCCCGCCAGCGGATGTATGTCCCCAGTCTTTGCAGACTTGTAAGCAATAGCCTGGTTATTAACGGTGTGATCAGGATCAAACCGTACAAGATAGTGGTTATCTTCACCAGTAAGAGGCTGGCCGTCGTTAACAACAACAAGATGATGGAAGTAAAGAGTGTCACCCACTTCGACTCCAGTATCGTATTTAAACGGGACCGCAATGACGGGCGCTTCTGTTGTTCTGTTTTTGAATTCATCGAATCTATTATCTATGTAGAGCTCTAAACCGCTCTCTGTTTTAATTGTATCATTGATCCGTTTCTTAATCTCGACAACGAACAAGTCAAACGTTTTCATTAATTAAAAATTTAAGTCAAATTCAAGCAAGCATGGCATCTCGTCTACTGCCTTCCAAAGGAGGGTGCCCTCATTGTTTTCGATATAGATGAGATATCTTTTCTTGCCAAATTTATGAAGATGTCTGTCATCTTCCAAGATAGCGGAGACTTCTCCAGTTCCTGCCCGCATACCCAGATAATAGGCCATGCCGTTTTTAGGGTCTCTTCCGACCACAATTTTTCTAATAAGTCCTTCCATTAGTTTAGGGATATACCCGCTTCACCCAAAAGGTCTGATAGGTCTATATCGTCGTCGTCATCCCTGTACGCATTGTCCATGATGTCCTTGATGCTTTCTAGTTCTGCTCTGCTTTGCAGGTTGAAGCTGTACATGGTTTTCATTTCGGCTTCTTCTTCGCCGTATTCAATTGCATCGAGATCGATAACTCCGACAACAATAGACGCCAACGTTCGATCTTTCATGTCGAACTGGTCTATGACCTCCTCCATCTTCTTGACGAGGGAGTACATTTCGGCAAAGAAGAGGGTGTCTTGCGGGTTCATGATGTAAATTTGTTTAAGTCAAATATACGACATAATACAGATGCCAAAGTCTACAGTTAAAAGATCCAGGTTGTTTAGGGATTTCTCCAAACTGCCTGACAAATACGTCAAGCACAATCACCTTAAGAACCTTCGGTCCGCAACAAACGAGTTCCTGGAAAACAACGCTGACCTCACCAAGTCGTACTTGCACCTGATGCTTTTCTTGTACGACTTAGAGTTCTTTACGATTGACTACGTAGCATCTGAGTACGGGCTGAATCGCAAGAACTTAGCAGACAGAATGATCTACCCCTTGGCTCTGGCAGGATACTTGTACAAGCATTTCGATAAACTCACCCCTTCTGACACGCTAGAGGACCACCTCTTCCGTGACGAGACTAAATACAATTACCGAGTGCGATACGCACTTTCCCAGAAAGGTAGGCTTGCCGTACAGCGGTTCTATAACTCTCTCTAACGACCCTGACCACGATAAGATTTCTTGTAGTTCTTGCTGCTCTTGTTGCTAGACGTCTTAGTCTTAGCGTGAATCCCTGGGCGGCTTACGTTGCGCTCCTCTGGGCTAAAGTTGTTTATCTGCTTAGGCATTCTCTACGGTGTAATAAATTCTGTTCTTCTCGTCTCTTCGGGCGCGTTTGATTTGCTTGCGGTTCCTGCCAGACTCCTTGTAGGATACATGTACCCAGTTGGGCTCCTCATCATCCCCGAACTCCCAGATCATCTGGTCCCACTCCAGGTTGTTCTTGATGTAATTGAAGATCTCTGCGTTCGTTACCTTCCCGTAGATGTCTGCATCCAGGTCGAGCGCCTCACCAATCATATGCTGAGAATACTTACTCCCGCCAATGGCTTTGTTTAGTCGCTTGGAGCGATACCCACTGCTTACCCCAATCGGTACACCGAAGTGATCGCGCACAGGCTGAAATACGTTTTCGGCTACTGCACGTAGATTGTGAATCTCCCAGTCTTCAGGTTTATTGGGGATACCGAGGCGGCTGGCCGTGTTTGACTTGATGGCCTCCTTTAGCGTGAGGTTTTTGCTTAACTTCATTTCGATTTGCTACCCAGCTGGGGTCAATTCGTTTGATACGAGGGTTGTGGTAAAATTTTTTCAATCGTAGATTGAATATAGCAAAGTTAAAAGAAAAATTTGG